GTAGCGGCCACACCGAAGCTCTTGAACTGGAAGATCACAGAGCCGAGTTCCGAGGACATGAAGAGCGGACGGTCGCCGGTGCCGGGCGTGACAATGGTGCGGTCCACATCCCCCACCATCGCAGCGCGAAAGATACGAGTGGCAACGTCGTCCGTCCAAAGCTCCGTGTTGGGCAAGAAGAGGGGGCCGTCCCGATCGCCCCACTGCTCGAACATGGCAGCAATGCGCTCGGCTTCCACCTCGCCGATACCCACGCGGAGGAGCATCCGCTGCCCCTTTTTCGAGATTTTGGGTCCGCCCGTGACTAAGGTTATGGGCCGTTCGCCCTTCTTTCCAATGATGAATATCTGATCGTGAACGCCCGCCAGGTTCGAGCGGAAGGACCCGCCACCGTTAAATACGATTGCGTCGTGTCCCTGCTTTTTGAGATGCGCAGTGATCGCTTGCGTCATATCACCAATGTTCTCGATGGGGTCGAAACCGAGCTGTCGTCCAAGAGCGTACAACTCCTCAATCGAACCGAAAATCTTAGGATTGGTGATCTTGATGTGGACGGTTTCGACATCGTCACCGTAGATTCGCGCCAGATCTTCGGTCGGAACGAAAAACTCGCCCTCGCTAGAAAAGAAATCACGCTTTTTTGCTTTGAGCGTGTCGGCAAGATTACCGTGCTTGCCGCTTCCTTTGAACATCCTGATAATGCCTGATTGGCCGGTGACGAGGTCATCGAACTCGGTGGTCTTGACCGGTATTCCGCGGCTATGGCGCGCGCTTTTGATCGAGTCCTCGATAATGCGCGAGCCAATCATCGCGCCGGCCCACATCTTCATAGTTGCCGTCCAAGGACTTAGAAGATTGGCCAGGAAAAAAGCGCCTGTAGCGCTGGAAGCGACTCGTTCCATACGAGTATGACGGCCAAAAACATCGCCCACATCAGAAAATGCCATAGCGCGTGTCCCAAGCACAATATCGAGCGCCGTTCCAGCCATTTGAGTTTCCTTGCCCAGAATCTTCATCCCCTCAATATTTGTGAACAAGGTCTTAAGACCCGTTCCATAGACACGCATGAAACCCTCAACCATGACCGGACGCGCAACATCAGAGAGGGCTGTAATCGTCGCGCCACCCATCATTGTCCACACAGCATATTGTTTGGCTATTCGGTAGGCCCGAGAAAGCCCGCGATAGGGATCATCGGGCTGGAGATATGTCCCACGTTCGCGGTCGCGAAGGGCACGAACATCCCGTAGATCGCCCAGCATTTGATCGCGCATTTTGGTTTTATTAGGCTCGGTGGATGCATTTATACGTGCAAGCCAGTTTTTCTCGATCAAATCAAGCTGGTCCTTCATATCGATACGGCCAAACATACGCGCCAGCTCCACGTCTACTCCGACCGTGCGAGCATGGTGGCGTAAAACTGCATCAACATCGTTTTCGAGAAAATCGACAAAATTTCGGTCATCGAGATCGAGAAGCCGTGCATGCAAGGCAGAAGCCTTGCCAATAGCTTCTTCATCCATCTTGGTATATGGCTTACTGCGCAGGATGGATTCAGTAATATCATCGATAAATACTTTGAATCCGTCCTCCGACATATTGCTGCCGTAGTCGTTCCAGAACTCCTTCCATAGTGTATTTTTGAAATCGTTCATTCTTTCGACGATAAGATCGTAGCGCCACATACGGGGAAAGTAACTCGGTGTACGACCCTGGCTAGGACCATGCCGGCGAATGGCCTTGATTTGGCGCTCGATACTAGCGAGCTCCTCATTGAGGCCAATAATACGCGCCTCATTGGTCGTCCGATTGATAGTCCTTTCGATCGCTTCGGCGCGTACCCGCAACTCGAAAGTAAAGAGATCTATATCATCGCGCATGGCCTCATCGCGAAGAGGAATTATGACCTTCTCGCGGTAGGCTCGTGCGGCTTCGGCTATTTCTGGAATATCGTGGACATCCTTGTTCCTCATGGCTTTGCCAACTTCTTCGCGATACTCTTGAAAACCCATCTCCTGGCGGTTGTGAATGCGATCCCCCATACGAAGGGCAAAAACAGCAAGTCCTTTGCCACCACTTTGGCCACGCATTCGCAAATATGCATCTGTCATCGAGTACCATGCCTCTGTAACAGGGTACCCCCAACGTTTGGCAAAATTCTCGACGGACTGGAAGGTGTGCTTACCAGAAAAATTCTTCTTGAGGAAAAACGGGATATCGGAAAGAGACTGGACATAGAACCGGCTTGTCTCTTCGGGTGATGCGAGCAACCGAAAAATCGGATTGCTTTTCATTAGTATCTTTTCGAGACCCAAAGCGTTGGCGACGCCTTGCTCATCAACTATTTCACGCGGCGTCTGCTTAGTAGCGCCAGGCGTGGCAGCGCCGCTAGCACTCTCAGGCCCGACTCGCTTGTCAGGATCAATGACGCGACCTTCCTCAATAAAGATGGTGTCACCCGGCTTAGGCGAAAAGTCGGCGTCCTCCTCCATGACGCGACCTCCCATAGGAGGGATGTCGTCGCCCGACCCAGTCCGAGAGCTCGCGGTAGCTCGCCTTGCAGCCTCGGCTTCTGCCTCCCTCATCTCGGCATAGGCTCTGTTCATAGCATCAATGGTCTTATTGACTTGTGAGCCACCAGCACGACTTAAAAACCCACTAAGCGTGGCAGCGAATAGCGTAGACGCGCCTACAATCATGAGACTCTCTTCGAGCGGTCGCACGAATTGTTGTTGTTGTAAGAGAGCTTCCTCGGCAACCATGGCGCCAGCCGCGACCGCCCCACCCCGCTTGAACCCAGCGGCGAAGCCTATACCACGACGAATACCCATGGTCGGGTAAAGAAGGGTGAAAGGGTCCGAGACAACATTAATAATACCGGCGATTGCCGCGTTATTAGTGTTAGAGAGGCTCTGGCGATGGCGCGCGGCGACTTCTTCCTCGATTCGGGTCATGATCGCCATCGTTTCAGCATCGCTCTGAGAACCGATAAAGCGATCCGCAAAGGGCTGAAAGCGTGTCCCTAGAACGGTAGCCATAGCATCATGATTGGGATCGCGAATGAAGAGCCCTCTTTGGAGTTGGTTCTGAAACCCGGTTATCGGGCTATGCAGAAACAACATGTCTGAAATGGTCTGGTTGAGATCCGGACGCTCGACAGCCGAGCGTGGGTTGCGCGTCGGCAACGGCGTTGGAATCGTCCTTGGAATCGGTCGCTCGATGGGCTGAGAACCGGGGAGCGAGCCCGTATTATCCAGGAAACTCATTGCTGACCCTCCTGAAACGTCCCTTCTGGAATAATTATCTCTGCTGAAACTTCAGCCGACTCATCGCCGAAGAGATTGCGCCGAGAAAATTTACCCGTTTCATCCAGGGCCGCAGCCTCGGCAACGACTACGTCGTCGGAAACGAAGCTGAGGCGGGTGCGCCAGAACGCGCGTGTCACATCCGCCTCAAGCCCCTGTACCATCTCCCCGAATAGACCTCTTTCCTGAGATGCCCGCGAAGCAATTTGGCCGTATTCGGGTACCCCAGTCCCTTGTCGACCGGTGAGCATGCTTTCATGTGCAAGGACAGTGGCCAGGAGATCACGGGCCGTGGCGGAACCACCACCCCACGGACGCCACTCGAGAATATTACCAGTCTCCGGCTGCAGAAGCGTATGAATCTCGACATCTCCGTTGCTGTTTACGGCCTCATACTGGATCTGATAGGCCGGGCCGAGCGGATTGTGGACCGTGTCCATGATAGCCATGAGACTGACACCACCACTGCGGACAGTGTCGACGCCATTGATACGCGCGAGCTCAATTCCAACTCTGGGATCGTCGGCGTAGGATTGGAGAGTATTGGCCAGGTTCTCGGCGATCGTTGCCGCCGAGAACTGGGGAAATTGATGCTCGACGGCATAGGGTGTCATAACGGGGTCACGCCCGATACTGCCAAAATTACTCACATTCCAGATGGTCGCAACATCCGCGGTAGCCAAGGCCACAACCTGGTCAAGGTCCGGGATATGACGCGCATGGGCCAAGCCTCGGGCCGTCAACATATTTCTCATTGCAGGCGGTATTTCGAGATCCGCTTGCGATGTTCCACCTATGATCGGCAAGCTATAGCCCTCTTCCAATAAACCAATAATCGTCGGGAAATCTACCCCGCCGATATTGAAACCAGATCCAACTGTAATAGGCGGTATCGAAAGACCAAAAATGCGCCTGGATGGGGTTATGACCAACTCTTTCTCGAATCCACCTCCCGACACATCTTGGCGCAGGAAGGGCAAATCTATCCCCAAAACTGACGGGGTGATATTGCTGACGTAGCCGTCTCTTAATACCTCGAAAAATTCCTCCTCATTGCGGTTCATTCGTTCTAAGACTTCGTCGTCGGTGGGGGCCGCGCTATCATAGATTCGTCGCCTGGCGTTTTCAGCGGCCTCCGCAATCGGACGCCCCTGTGTAATTGCGAAACTGAGGGCGTTCATGAAAGCATGGGCGTTGTCGTTGAGCTGCTCAAGACCAGGGTTCTCACGGAGTCCCGCGTAAAAGTTGAAGAGATTGTGGAGCTGACCCGCATCCTGGATCATATATGCGCTTTCCAGTGCCTTTTTGTTACTCGGTATAAGATCTCTGGTAATTCGTTGAAGTGTTAGACGAAAGGCAACCGCAGCCGCAGCCTGGTCTGGGTCCGGATGAAAGAGATTCGTATTCATCACCCTTTGAAGTTCCGAGGGTATCTCGTCGATTTCACCACGTTCCATACCGGCGACGGCCGCAGAATACTTTTCAAACCTATCCTGCTCGTCATTAATGAATTGTTCCGTGACACCGGAAGTGAGCATTTTCGTGTCAAGTTGAATGGCTTCCGCGACCTGCCTTGCGATCTCGGTTTTGTTTAATGTCGTTTGGGTGATCGTGTCATATGTTTTCGCGCTCTCGTCGAGGACGGCATCGATAGTTCTAGCATGCTGGGGATATAGTCTCATAAGCTCGTGACCACGCGCGCGTTGTTCCTCGGTCACGGGAATGCCGTCGTTAAGCTGGATGCGGAGACCCACAGTGTACTCAAATACCTCTCGCGTTATTTCAGCCTTAGCATTCGCGTCGACCTCAAGGAGGTGCCGATTATGCCGGTCGACGGCGCTCAGAACGACGTTGCTAAGATTCTCAAGATCAATTGGAGTAAGCCTCGACTCTATGAGGTCTTTCATGGAAGGAATAGTATTTACAAACCCAAGGG